GCACTCGGTAAAATTCCGCGCTGCAAGCCGCCATTCTTCAGTCGCATCCTGCGCTAGCATCTCACGCACTTTCAATTCACTTCTCACCAGGAATGCCGGTTGCGTGACATCATACCCAGACGCGTCACTGCCAACGGTTAATCCACGCTGGTTGGCATAGCTCCGTATCGCGTCCAAATCCTCCTGGTTGTCAAGGCCCATCCCCGGCTTGGATGGGACATCTTTCCAATGCTCTTTCTCAAATTGATCTTGACCCCAGAAGATGAACTTCTCCACAAGTTGGTCAACTAGCGAAACACTACATATGAGTCGCCAGCGTCCGACAAGAGCCTTCGATTCCTTGTGCGGTTCATTCTTTACAAAGACTCGCACTGGGTCACAAAGGCCTAAGCGAACAGCCGCCATTGGATCAGTTGCTAACAAGTTATCTAGATCATAATCCTTACTCGACAAGAGGAGTAGTCTATTTCTAACTTCCTCCATGATCCCCGCCGTGTAAGCAGATTCATCAGATAACAAGTCCCCGTTAGACGAGCCCAACTGAGCCCATGGATATCCCGGATTCGATTGCAGTTTAACCGAGTCCAAGACACTCCAGGCAACTTCGCTTTTGAGGAGAGCATCTATACCACCGGTCCACCCGGTGGGGGTTTGAGGGTACATGTCCGCAACTCGCTTGATGATTGCTTCGAAGTCCTCAGGAACGTCCCTGACCTCAACGGCCTTGTGCTGGAACACAAGTGACCGATATTCCGCCGCGGGACCGCGCGCTGGAGCAAACCAACGCGTTTGTCGATACCGTTCTGGAAAACTGTCAAGGAGTGAGGTGAGCTCTTTCTCCTTCACATCGAAAGAGTTAAAGGGCACCTCCCACATCCTACCGACTTCTATCAAACCATCATGGCGAGCTGGTTCTGCAAAACCGTCAAAGATGACTTGTGCGCCCGTTTTGCTTAGGCGCGTAAAGGAAAATCCTCCTTATTTCCAGCTGACTCAGGCATGACCAGTTGGATCACTGCTTGTTGACCAGGATGCTGTGGCTCAACCTCTACCTTGAGCACAGGCTTCACAGCTGCCGGATGCAAGCTCTTCGCCTTTGCCAGCAGCTCTTTC